AGTGCGAGAGAAGAACTGACATCAAGGGAGCACAACAAATCAATGAAGAGTGCGCAAAGAACCTTGATGTCAGTCATTCCAACACGAAGAGCGACAAAAATCTTACAGCACATGGAAATACATCTCTGAATGATAGACTGAGAGAAGTTTCCAAGACTCTGCAACAATCCTTGACACGCGTTGATCATTTCTTCCATCCCATCGATCTTGTGATTCACGTCAACGTTGAACAAAGCCTGAGCCCTGGTAACACTGAGGGGACGAAGACGCACGACCACAGAATTGTAGTCTTTGTCGCGAATGTTGAGTTTGACAGTGAACGTTCCATCGGCAGTTCGAATTGCACAGGTGGTGAATCTTCCCTCTGTAGATGTAAATAGAGGGATGGTTTTGATACCATGTTGTTTGATGACGTTCAAAAATTTGGAATTCGCAGCAGCGAAATTCGATTCGAGAACAAGTTGCTTGAGAATAAAACGCCTGAGGGTGTTATTTCGCGTTTTATCTACAAGCTGGGAGATCTGCATTTGATCGAACCGGGTGGCAATTTGAGCTCGGGTTTGATTGAGAAAAACCAGAGGGTCGATGTCCTTCTTGCTTTGTCCGTGAGCACACCAAACATGAGCGCAAAAAGACTCAAGAGTCCTAAAGCGAACATTCTGGCATGTCAGCTCCTTGCATGTATGGGAGCAAAGCAAATTGCACCCTTGCAGATGAGCACTAGCTGCTATCCATTGGATTTTCATCCCACACAGGCATTCAACTTCCGCAGGGCAGCGGGTGTTGGCCAGATGTTGAATCTGCGCTTTGACAGATTTGTGAGACTTATCGCACGACGTGCAAACACGCGGGATGGTAACCATGCGACCAAGGATCGCAGAGTGCAGGGGGGAGAGGGGAGTTAAAAAGAAAGGCATCATGGAAGGCAGGCGCACATTTCCCTGTTAACGCGTCGACTTCACCGTCGTATCCACAAGAACTCCAAACCACGGAGGTAGGATCAGGATCCATCTAAGCCAAGGAATTCATAAGCCCACACCGAATGTGCAACGATATGGGACCATCTTGACGCTCAGTTAGCTTGCCCACTGGATTTCTGGTTCTACCATATAATCCAACGCTGAGAGAACTATGGGAATGAATAAGTTCATTACACTCTTGACATGTTCAAAGAAGAACTTCATTTCTTTGCACGATCAGCATTTAAGTATGATCAGCAGAAATATAGCCAAAATTTAGTGAGATCAAAATGAAAGAATCTAATCTAGGGAGAACTTACTTCAAGTGAGAAGTCCAACCACGAAAGTGGGCAGTCCAACTACACGAATGTTGCCATATAAATGAGGCAACAGCCGAATAGGTGAGGTATAAAATCCGTATG